TTTTGAGAGGCGTTTCAAAGATTGCATTGAACCCAAAGAAGTCCTACAGGGACTCTATGTATAAGGAGCAGGTCAACCCAATCTGTAGTTTCCCAGGACAGGGAGTTGTGGTTTGGGGTCAGAAGACCATGCAGACAAAAGCGTCAGCCTTCGATAGGGTGAATGTGCGCTTGCTCTTCCTTTACATGGAGAAGTCACTAGGCAAGTCTGCCAAGTACATTGTATTCGAGCAGAACGACAACCTCACCCGCGCCATCTTCTCTAACATGGCAGTGCCTTTCTTGGATGACATTAAGGGACGTCGTGGTGTCTATGACTTCTTGGTAGATGTCAGCGACAAAGTAAACACCCCAGAGAGAATTGACCGCAATGAGTTCTGGGCAGAGATTTACGTAAAACCAACAAAGACAGCAGAATTTGTTGTCATCCGTTTCACAGCAACAAAAACAGGAGTGGATTTTGCCGAGCTGGCATAAGGAGATAACCATGGCATTCAGATATGAGTATAGCGACCCAGAGTATCCATCAGGACTTGAAGAGGGCGAAGTCCCACAATTCAAGAAAAAGGATGACGAGGGCAAGGAAGTAGAAGGAGACGACAAGGACGATAAGGTCGTCGTTAAGAAGGTCAAGCTTGAAGCCGACGAAGTGGATGGTGACGAAGACGAGCTTGAAGAGAAGAAGGACGCCAAGAAGGACGCCAAGGGGAAGGACTGCTGCGAACCAAAGAAAGTGGTTGAGTCGGTAGAAGACCTTGGGCAGAAGTATATCTAATGAAATACACCCACAAAGACCCAGAATTTCCTACGGGATTGGAAGAAGGCGCTTTCAGTATGCCTTCTTCCAAGAACAAAATCATCCTCTACAAGGATGAGTTCCGCAGCGACCACGACTGGCATGCGTTCTTGAACATGCTGGGAGTGAAGACCGGTGAACAGGCAGGGTTCCCGGGCTATGACACTGTGGAGTTTCTCGCCAAGGATATCAAAGCGTTTTAGATTTGCGCTCGGGGACAGCCTAACGGTTGGAAGACCTCCTCCCTTCCTTACCCGGGCATCATTAAAAGGAGCAAACCCAATGGCATTCAAACTACAAGATTTTAGAAGTGCAGTCAGAGACCTTGCAAGAGGGCATCTCTACGAGGTTCAAATCATATTCCCTACCATCATTGGTAGTGAGGACATGGTTAACCTGATGGTTCACAGTCATGGCTTGCCAGGCAGGAAGGTTGCTCCAACTACCGACACCGCCTTCATGGGTATGATGTTAAAGCTCGCCAATGACATTGAATACACCAACTGGACTTCTAAGTTCAGAGTAGATGAGAACTACGACCTCTACAAGAAGATTAAGGCATGGCACGAGCTGGTTCATGGTACCGAGACAAACATCGCTGCCTTCCCAGCACAGTACAAATCCTTAATTTCAATCAGAACCTTGGATATCGCGGGCAACTACATGATACAGGTTGACCTGAATGGTTGCTGGCCAAGTGACGTACAGAGCATAGCTTTCGACACCCAGAACAGAAACGTAACCGAACTATCAGTCACCTGGGCATACGACTACAACGTATTCAAGGTCCTATAAGGAGTAGACAATGGCTTTCAAACTACAAGATTTTAGAAGTGCGGTAAGAGACCTTGCAAGGGGTCATCTCTTCGAATGTGAAATCATCTTCCCGACCATCATTGGTTCGAGTGATATGGTAAACATCCTTGTCCAGGCGACCGGCACTCCACAGAAGACCATCGCCGACACGGGCTCTGCAGCAAACTTTATGGGTCAGCCCCACAAACTAGCAGCCTTAACTAGCTTCGCTACCTGGTCGGCAACCATGAGGATTGACGACAACTGGGACAACTACAAGAAGTTTCGTGCTTGGTCGGACCTAGTCATAGGTACCGAGACAAACATCGCTGCCTTCCCAGCACAGTATAAGTCAACAGTGAACATCTTCTCGCTAGACGTAGCAGGCAACCGCCTAACCAAATGGGAGCTCAATGGAGCCTGGCTTTCACAGATTCAGGAAGTCGCCATGGATTATGGAACCGGTGCCCCAGTGACCTGCGTAATCGACTTCGAGTACGACTACTTCGTAATGTCAGTTCTCTAAAGGAACTAAACTATCAGCGAACCCATGAAGGAAATCACCCACGGTGAGCTTCTTAATCGTGGTTATATTCAAGAAGTAAATCGCTTGTTCTTCCACCCACTAGGCTTGTATATGAAAGTGGAGGGAGGAAAGATTGTGGTCTACGATTTTCGTGACCGCGGTGAAGGCATACAGTACAGGGAAATAGACACTGACTTCACGGAGTTCATAGAAATGGAATATCACCGCAGAGGCTTCCATAGATTGCATAAGTATGGAGAAGTAGTCCAGACAAAGAATGAGTGATGTGCTCTGTCATGACGTTATCTGCTGTGAGGAGACTCTTAGGTTGCACGGTGTAGCTTGGGATGGTAAGGACCACCAGTCTCACCAGACGCTCTTCTACATGAATAGCAAGTTGGTAGCAACCTATAATAAGTCGTACAACTTACTTACCATCCACCCCCATTGAACCTTCCAAAGAGTTTCTCGTAGCGCTATAAATATATAAAAGAATCTGGAGGACTACCATTATGCCAAAGTTCGAAGAACTACTAAAGCACGTTGAGGAAAACACCGTAACCTTTAAGATTTCGATGATAAGCGACCCCAAGAAGTTCGTTTGGATTCGCCCATTGAAAACTAAGGACCAGAAGTTGGCTATCATAGCCAAAGATGAGGGTGAAGGCAATCCACTCCTAAACTTCGAGCATTTAATTGACCTCTTGGATGAGATTATTGTCAAACAAGATAAGTCGATAAACGATATGACAATCCCAGACTTTGTCTGGCTCCTAATCAATCTTCGCACAAAGTCTCTAGGAGACCTGATAGATTTCAGGGTGAAGTGCAAGACCCCAAAATGTGTGGGCTCCACTAAGCTGACATTCGACTTGGTAAAGGACCTGGTGATTATTCCGGCTCCCGAGACGTTTAAGAACAACGTCGTAGCGATGACCAAGGACATGAAGTTTATCCTGGGTGAACTCACGGTAGATAATATGCACGACGTGCTAATGAGTGGTGACAAGGAAACAGAGCAGGCAGTCACCATGGCAGGTATTCTAAAGGATGTCGAGTTCGAGGGGCAGTTGGTTCCCGACCTAACGCTAGAGCAAAAAGTCAAGCTCTGTGGAGAGACGACAGAGGAGCAAACCAAGCAATTCGAGGCATTCGGAAAGGTAAATGAGTACGGTCCGTTTATCAAGAAGAAGTATAAGTGTGCAACGTGTGGGCAGGAGCACGAAGAGACCTTTAATAGCTTTGAGGTTATAAATTTTTTCTAAGCCTGTTTATAGTAGGCGGATTAACGCTTGACGAATTGCTGGAAGAGATATGGTACCTAATGGACAAAGTCGGTATGGACGGCACCTACATCGAGGAGCTATTCATATTTGAACGAGAGTTCTATTTTGCTAAGCTATTGGAAAAGCTTAGATTAGAAGCCGAGTCGCAGGAGAAAATGAACCATGGCAAAGCCTGACCCAAATTACGTAGCTAGTCAAGAACAAAAGCAAGCCGGACTTGGGGTAAAGTCTGAAGAGGCGATGACCAAACTAGTCGCCGAGCTTAGAAAGCAGAGCGACTATACCAAGCAGCTGGCAGCGGCTACTCAGGGGCTAAAGCTTGAATTTATAAAGGGTAAATACCAACTTAAGACAAGCGAAGCTGGGCAGGGTGGCATGAAGGGCTTCTTGAAGGAAGAGTTCGGTCCTGTCAAGGCGTTCTTTGACTGGCAGAAGAATAGGAAGGAAGGCAAGACTTCAGTTGGAGGCACGCTCCTAACCGGGGCACTTCGTGGCATGTCACTTGGCCTGGCGAAGTTTGGCTTGCCTGGGGTAGCGGCAACGGTTGCCCTCAACAAATGGATTAGCGACTACAAATCCTACAATTTAGGTGTGCAGGCGAAGCGCGAGGAAACTCAGTTGGCTCTCATGCGTAA